AATATTATACGGATGGCCGCCACGTGTGCGAACATGATTCGGAGTTCTATTGAGGATTCTACTATAAATTGTCACTAGTCACCAATTCATTCCGCAAGTTTACCTGAATCTCAATCGGTGACACCCTTGTTATTACAAAAATGCCACCACCAAAACGATTCCGTATTTCTTCCAAAAACTATTTCCTCACTTATCCCAAATGCTCTATTTCGAAAGAAGAGGCACTTTCCCAATTGCAAGCCCTAGAAACCCCAGTCAACAAAAAATATATCAGAGTCTGCAGAGAGCTACATGATAATGGGGAACCTCATCTGCATGCCCTGCTGCAATTCGAAGCCAAGTTCGTCTGCACGAATTGCAGATTCTTCGACTTGCGACATCCCAGTAATTCCAATGTTTGTCATGGAAAATACGAATCTTGCAAGTCCTCCTCAGACGCCAAATCATACATTGAGAAGGACGGAGATTACGTCGAGTGGGGTGATTTTCAGATCGACGGAAGATCTGCTCGAGGAGGTCAACAGACAGCTAACGATACATATGCCAAGGCGTTAAATGCATCGTCAGCAGAAGAAGCCCTCCAAATAATAAAGGAGGAACAACCACAACACTTCTTCCTCCAACACCACAACCTCGTGGCAAATGCGCAACGCATTTTCCAGAAGGCTCCGGAGCCTTGGGCTCCTCCGTTTCCCCTCTCCTCCTTCACTAACGTTCCGGAGGAGATGCAAGAGTGGGCTGATGATTATTTGGGTAGGGATGCCGCTGCGCGGCCAGAAAGACCTATTAGTATAATCATCGAGGGTGATTCAAGGACGGGGAAGACGATGTGGGCCCGTTCTCTAGGATCCCACAATTATTTGAGTGGACACCTGGATTTCAATTCTAGGGTTTACTCAAATGATGCGGAGTATAACGTCATTGATGACGTCACTCCGCAATATTTAAAGATGAAGCACTGGAAAGAGCTGATTGGGGCCCAAAGGGACTGGCAGTCAAATTGTAAATACGGCAAGCCAGTTCAAATTAAAGGAGGGATACCCTCAATCGTGCTCTGCAATCCAGGAGAAGGGTCTAGTTATAAGGACTTTTTGGAGAAACAAGAGAATGTTTCTCTAAAGAACTGGACCCTCCATAATGCTAAATTCATCTTCCTCGACTCCCCCCTCTATCAAAGTCCATCACAGGGCGGCCAAGAAGAGGGCGATTAGGAGGAGAAGGATAGATCTGAACTGCGGGTGTTCCATATTCGTACACATCAACTGCCACAACAATGGATTCACGCACAGGGGAACTCATCACTGCACCTCAGGCAGAGAATGGCGTGTTTATCTGGCAGCTCAGCAATCCCCTGTATTTCAAGATAACACACGTGGAGGATCCACTCTACACAACAACCAGGATCTACCACATCCAAATACGGTTCAACCACAACCTGAGGAAAGCGTTGGATCTCCACAAAGCCTTCCTCAACTTCCAAGTCTGGACCAGTTATCTGACGGCTTCTGGGACGATTTATTTAAGTAGATTTAGATTTTTAGTTTTATTGTACTTAGATCAGTTAGGAGTCATTTCAATTAATAATGTAATTAGAGCCGTTAGGTTTGCTACGGACAGAGTGTATGTAAATCATGTACTCGAAAATCATTCAATAAAATATAATATTTATTAATTAGATATCGAATCATAAAAATAGATCCGTATCTTGAGAGTAGCATACACAGGGTTAGAGGCATGAGTACATGCCATATACAATAAGAGGGCATTCTCCGTGTGGTTCTCGTACTTCGCGGCCTCCTGGTGGTTGTAGGTCACATGGGTGTTCACCCTCCAAAAACGCCGTACCAGGGCCTGCTCGTTGCTGGCATATTGTCCACCGGTAACCTTCGAGTAGAACTTGTGCAGAACCTGAAAACGATCACGGAGATCGTTCTTCACGGTGGCAGTACTGGGCTCATTGTCGAACATGTTGAACACCTGCCCAAAGTCCATGGGCGTTCCATAGGGTCTCCTGTCTCTGACAAGCCAGAACATCACACTGTTCGTGTGATTCTTCAGCTTGATATTCTCGTCCATCCACACCTTCCCTAATATGTACACAGACTTCACGCAGAACCTCTTACCCACGCGGTGGGTAATGCCATTCCCACGCGTCACGTCAGAGATGCACATGACCTTCCCCACGTGAGAGATATCATGCCTCTGTTCATAGGACTGGACCTTGCAAGGGCCTTCACACCCCTTGGGAACATCCGGACTTCTCAAAGTCCGATAGATCCTGGGCTTCCTATACATGGGCCTGTTGACCCAAGCAGACCGACTGTCTAATTTCGGCCCAGTTCCCGAACGAGGAGAAAAATTGAGGGAGCGCTGTACCTTTGACATTCCCGCGAAGGAACGCCATGGGGCTGCCCGCTTACTCATTTTGAGTTAAAGCCTGATGGGACCGTATGACGTTCGTCTTTTTATACAGGTACAAACGTAGCCACCAAGGACTATTTCAAATATCTAAGCTTTCAGGCTCAATTATGATTGGATGTTCAATTTTGTCGTTTTCAGCGTGGGGACCACTTTTAAACGACAAAGCGCCGCAAATCACGGGAGCGGGTCGGGGGCGCGGCCATCCGGT